ATATATCTCACTGGTGCCAACGGAATGATTGGTAAAAGGTTTAAAGAATTATATGATAAACCTATCACCAATATATCCTATAGAAAAAAAGTTCCTAAAAATTTATTTGAATCACATGATCAATCTTGTCTTATACATTTAGGTTGGTCTTCTACAACTCGTACGAGTAATATAGATCAGATAGAGAGAGACGTGTTTAATAGTAAAAAATTATTTGAATATTATCTAGAAAAAAATCCTGATGGTAAAATCATATTCATATCTACAGCAGGAGATATGCATCAAAGTAAAGTTGATGATGATGTAAACACAGAATTATCTGAACCACGTCCTCGTACTTTATATGGACAATCTAAGTTAAGAGTAGAGAGGATTCTTGAGAGATACGATTGTAAAACAATTACACTTAGAGTTACAAATGTTTGGGGTGGATCTATTGGAAAGAATAGAGTTAATGGATTAGTGGATAAACTTATTAACGCAGTTGATACTGATAATCAGTTGGAGATTTATGCTAACTTTGAAACTACTGTTGATTTAGTTCACATTGATGATGTAATCAATCTTATATTGAAAACTATTGATATTGATTTGGATAAGAAACATGAATTGTTTTTAGTGGGTGGGCAAACTGTATCGATATATGATATAATTAGTAAGGTATCAAGAATGGGTTCTTTGAATCTCAAAGTAAATCAAAAAGAAAGAGAAAAAACTTTTATCAATGTTAAGTCATTGAAAGCTAAAAAAATATTTAATTGGAACAGGGAGTTTAATTTGTAATGAAGGTAGCAATAACATTTTGGGGAACACAATCTTATCTTGACTATCTTCCTGAATGGTATGACAGACTTGAAAAATATTTTTTACCAGATACAGAAAAAAAATATTTTGTGTTTACTGATGGTGAATTGGAGGGAACTCCAGATAATATATCAGTAGTTAAAATACCTCACTATGGATTTCCAGAAACCTTTCATAAAACTTTTGAAGAGATACTTAAAATTAAAAACTTAGTTTCTGATTATGATTGGTTAGTATCGGTTGATGCAGACCTTTATGCTCAAGAAAAAATTTATTTAAGTGATTTTTTTGATGAAGATAAGAAATACTTTGGTGTTCATCACCCTTGTCACTTTGTTGGATTCCCACCTCATAATCAAAAACCAGGTGCCTATGATACAAATCCTTTATCAAATGCTTGTATAAATGATAGTATAATGGATATGAAAATTTATTATCAAGGATGTTTATGGGGTGGACAAATACCTCAAGTATTTGATATGATGGAAAAGATCGATGAGTGGACTAAGGAAGATATTCCTAAGAATGCTGTGGGTAAGTACTATGAGGAAAGTTATTTGAACAAATGGTTCTTAACTCATCGTGAAGATGTGAATACTCTAAATCCAGATTATGCATATCCTGAGATGTTTAAAGAGTATTGTAATTTTCCAAATAAAATGATGCATCTCAGCAAAGACAACAAGTCATTAGATAACAATCAGTGGTAACTATGAAAGCAGCAGTTTATTATCATGTCTGGACTCCACCAGATAGTGATCTTTGGAAGATCATGGTTGATGATCAGATTAAAAGACTCTATGCATCTGGTCTTCCAGAGATAGCAACAGTAAAATGTGCGATAAATGGAGCACAGGCATCAAGAGTAAAACATTTTATCTCACTTTATGATTGGATTGATATTGTTGATTGTAGAGATGGTGATGATGAGTATGAGGGATTTTGTTTAAAGCATCTGTATGAAGATTGTATAGACAAAAAGTTTGATAAGGTAATGTACTTCCATACAAAAGGTATGAGTCATTTCTGTGGTGTTAGAGATCAATATTCTGATAGAAAGGTACGTGCTGTTAATAGTTGGAGACACCTTATGGAGTGGGGTTGTATTGATAAATGGAAAGAGAATATAGATAAGTTAGATAGATATCAGGTATCAGGAGTTAATTATTGTTTAGATCCTTGGCCACATATGAGTGGTAATTTCTGGTGGGCAAGAGCAGATTATATTTCAACCTTACAGCATCCAACTAAAGATGCATTTCATAGAGAAAAGGAAGATTTTGGTCCTATCGAAAGGATGAATTTTGAAAAATGGATTGGTATGAAAAATCCAACTGTTTTTAGTTTTTATAATCCTCCATTCAGCTATGACTTTAACGATATGATTCCCGATGTTCAACCTACACCAGCAGGGGAACCACATTGGTTTTGGTTATATCGTGATGATATCCATCCACATTATCTTAAAAATTTATGACAGCAAAATTTGGATGTTTTCATACTGTTTATGAAAACAAAAAAGCAACTGAATTTATTCTTCAGGAGTTTAGGAAATTTCATCCTAATGCACCCTACACATTATGTGCTGATGGTGGTGCTGATTACAGTGATGTGGCAGAAAAGTATAACTGCAATTACATTCATTCCTATATGCATATAGGTAGAAGAAATACAGGTCATGAGTCTGGTGTATATGGATTTACAAAAGATGAATCACTTCATTGGATTCATATGGTACGTGAGGCAGCTAGGTTTGTAAAATCCTCTGGAGGAACTCATATGATTATGATGGAGGATGACGTTCTTACTCAACGTAAAGTAGTTATTCCAGAGCATTGGGAGATAGCTGGATTTGATGTACCTGGTAATAAAATAAAACCAGAACTTCTTCAGTTTCTTTCTGCAAAGTATGGTGTAAAACCAAACGTAGATTGGTACGGTGCAGGAGGTGGAAGTGTTTATAACATTAATACTTTCTTAGATAATTATCATAAGATATATGACTTCATGGATTTTGAATTTGATTTTATTTTAAAACATCTTGACTTTAGATTTGGGTGGTTGGATCTTTATATGCAAATATGCTATCATATGCTTGGAAAAGATTATTCTATTAATACTAATCTAACAGAAGTTTGGAAGACACCAAATTTTAGGGAAACAAACTTTTCTCTTGTTCATGCTTACAAAGAATTATACTAATGAAAATTGCATTAATCGGACCAGGTATTATGCCTATCCCACCTGATGGGTGGGGTGCTGTTGAAAGTTTAATATGGGATTACGCACTAGAACTTACTGACCTAGAACATGGTGGAACTATCGTAAACACACCTGTGTGGGATGACATCATTAAACATTTAAATGAGGATGAGTTTGATTTTGCTCATTTACACTATGATGTATTTCATCCAATAATGGATCGTATAGCAAACGAAACAAAGATTCCTAAGTTGGCTTTGAGTAGTCATTACCCTTACATAGATCAACCACATATGCATCGTAGAGATGGATATGATCGTACTTTTGATTGGATTATTAATAATAAAAAATATTATATTTTTTGCATATCTAAAAAAGATATGGATTGCTTTAAGGCAGCAGGAGCAGATGAAAGTAAATTACTTCTTTCTGCAAATGGTGCAAATCATAAAAGATTTACATATCATAAGGAGGCAGTTCTACCAGATCGTTCTGTATATCTTGCACAGATTAATGAACGTAAGAAACAATGGATTTATCAAGGAATAGATTCAATTGATTATGTTGGTAGAATTATGGGAAACACACCTTTTGACCCTAATAAAAACTATCTTGGTGAGTGGTCAGATGATTATAAGAGAGAACATCTTGGAGACTTTGCTAACTTAGTTTTATTGTCAGATGGTGAAAACGGAACTCCTTTAGTTGTGAAGGAAGCTATGATTTTAGGATTGGGTGTTGTTATATCTAAGTATGCTGCACATGATTTACCAGAACTTCCATATGTAACTGTGATACCTGATGATAAGTTAGAAGATATTCCTTACATTGAGGAGAAGATACAAGAGAATCGTGAAGCATCTTTAGGTAGGAGAGATGAGATTAGAGAGTTTGCTATTGATAATTTTTCTTGGGAGGGATTAGTTAAACTCTATGCTGAAAATATAGAGAAGATGGAAATTGTAAATGAAAATTAGTATTGTAGGTCCTCCTCTTCCTATTCCTCCAGTAGGGTGGGGTGCAGTGGAGTCTTTGATTTGGGATATGAAATTATCTCTTGAGAAGATGGGGCATGAGATTCAGATTTTAAATGATGCCAATCCAAATAAAATGCTTGGTCAAATAAAAGAATTTGATCCAGACTTTGTGCACATCAATTATGATGATTGGGTAGTTCTTTATCCACACATCAATTATCCCTGTGCCTGTACTACACACTTCGCATACCTAGAACGTCCTGAGATGATGGGAGGATATAAAGAAAGGGTATTTGATGTGTTCACAAAAGTAAAACCATATGTATTTGGTTTGTCAGATACAATTAATAAAACTTATCATGATCTATGTCAAATTCCATCTGATAAATTATTTCTAAATCCAAATGGAGTGATGTTAGAT